CTTGGTCACGGCCCGAGGATGCCAGCAGGCGGCCATGGCGAGCTGCTCGGTGGTCTTGTCGGCCAGACCGAACTGGATGGCCTCCTGGGCGGTGAACCATGTTTCCGCGGTCATTGCCGCGCGGATCTGAGCTGAGGTCTTGCCGGTGCGCTTGGTGTAGATGCCGGCCAGGATCTCCGCGTGCTGGTCGAGGGCGTTGGCCATCTTCCGCATATCGTCTGAGGTGCCTGCCACCATTCCAGACGGGTCATGAATCATGAACAGCGAGGCCTCGGCCATCTCGATGCTGTCACCTGCCAGGGCTATAATTGAAGCAATCGAGGCGGCGATGCCGACCACCCGAGTAGTGACGGGCGCCTGCCGGCCTCGCAGCATATTGTAGATCGCCAGGCCGTCCCAGACGTTGCCACCTGGGCTGTTGATCTCGACCACCAGGGGGCCGGGGCCTACAGACTGGAGAGCATCGGAGAATGCCTTAGCAGAAATGCCGGAGCCACCGAACCAGTCTTCACCGATCTGGTCGAATATCTGGAGCACCGCCGGCTCATGGACCGAGGCGCGCGGTTGGTAGGAAAGCCAGTTGGTTACTTTAGTCATTCGGTTTTCTTGGCTCTGGTTTTCCGCTTCTTAGGCTCGAGCACTGCGACCACCTCTTCGATGGGCTCGGCCGGGATCGGCTCGGGCATTTCTTCGGAAGGGGGCTGCTCGAGAGCGGCCGCGGCCGGCTCTGGGGCTATCGGCTGCTTCTGAGCGGTCGAGATCTGTGAGACGTCCAGGCCGTACTTAACCGCCAGGTCTTGGATGTACCGGGCCTGTTGAGCCTTGGCCTCCAGGGCGGATCGCCAGTCGATGCCTCGGGCGCCGTAGATCTCATCGTAGGTCGTAATGCCAGCACCAAGCTCGTTTAGCTGAGCGGCAGAGTTGCGGCCGACGTCGACGTTAGGGGCTCGGGGCGCCTGGATGGCCACCTCGTACCAGTCGTCGGGGCTGTCGCGGAGAGTGGGATCGGTGCGGATGGCGTACTCCATGACGTATTCCCAGATACGTCGGGCGGCCGATGCCATCACCTGGTGACGGCTGCGGAACCACACCGAGGACATATCAAGTGAGCCCCGGTAGACGGTGCCCTGCATCGACTCTGGAAAGACCAGGACGTAAGGGATGCCGACGCCGGCGCACACCTTCTCGGTGAGGCTGCGCCAGTACTCACGCATATTAACATTCGGTCGGTCAGCGCTGAACTGCTCGAACTCGTCGCCGGTCTTCATGACCTTGACCGAGGCGCCAAAGATGTTCTCGTAGTAGTTCTGGGCGGTGCCTTGGGATCCAGCAACACCGGATCGAAGGCTGGTTGCCTGGACCTCGCCGGAGCTCGTCTTGATCACCTGGGCCACGCTCGAGGCCAGCTTGCAGGATTCCATCTCGAGCTTCTGGAGATCGTCCAGGTCGTGCAGGTCGTTGATGACGCACGCAACAAAAGGCAAACCGCGGAGCTGGCCGGCACGCTGGGCCTCGTAGATGTGGACCACCGAGTCGGAAGAAATCGATCGGATGTCGGTAAGTTGTCCCTGCTGCTGCTCCTGGCCGCAATAGAAGGAAATGGCCCGACCAGTCTTGGGATCGAACCGGACGCCATCGAACACATCAGGAAGACCCTCCTGGCCATTGGGCGTGGAGACTTGCTGCGGCTCAATGAGCTGCAATCGGGGCCGGCCGCTCTCGCCCTTGGTCAGGAGGATAAAGGATTCCCCGTCGTAGAACCAACCACGGGCGGCCAGCGACATCAGGGTGCCGAAAGACTGCCGGGATCCGATGTCAGGGTAGCGGCTCCAGGTGTCCCACCATTTTTTGGCTCGGAGATTCCAGTCGGGATTCGAGGAAGCCGGCTGCACCGAGAAGTTGCTGCCGACGGTGTAGTTCTCAAACAGGTCACCGAGGCGATTCATCACCGCGTTGTTCTGCTCGAAGAATCGGGACTTTCGCACGATCTGCTGCCGGGTAGAGGCAGTCACATCGAACCGCACTGAGGTGTAGCTGGTGTCCAGGAAGGACCGGCGGATCGAGTTGGACGCGCCCTCGTAGCGGTCGACAGGCGCCGACCGGAACTTGCTCAGGATGGTGTCGAGGAATCCCATCAGCTCATGCCTCGATAGCTCGCCTCACGGCGGAAGTTGGAGAAGTCGCCGCCGAAACTGGTGGCTGCAACCAGAACCACGCCCACCATCTTGGTGTAGATCTGGGCGTCGGTGGGGCTGGTGATGCCGTCCTGGTTGAGATAATAGACGGCCAGGTCGTAGTCATCGACCAGGCTTTCCCACATCTCGACCATCTCGGACGGTGTCGGGGCGCCCTTGCCGGGCTCGGCAAATTCTACCGAGACATCGGAGGATGAGGTCGACCGGACAACCTGGCCGGACTCGATCACTGTGGCCGCGGCGATAGACTTAGCAGCCAGGGCAGCCAGGAGCGTCACACCGCCCAGTGTCGCATAGACACTGCGGAGATAGGCCCTCTTGATGGCTACGGTAAACGTGAACACCTCGGGCGGATCTTCACCGATCCCAGGGTGACTTCAATAGGTTAGCTGGCTATTGACTCGCTTGACGTGACCAGATCATTCCAAAGCATCACCATGGCGAGCTGCATGATTTCGCAGTCGTGCAGATGGTCGGGCCACTTTTGGTTCCTCTTAACCCAGACGTGCTTGATGCGGCCGGCTCGATTGGCCTGGGGGCGTAGGACGTGAGAGTCCAGGTGGCGCCAGTACAGGTCGGGCTCGGCGATGTAGGCACCTTCGGCCTGGACGCTGGGCGGATCCTGGTGCACGCCCCATTCCCGGTCGATGTCGCCCTTCCTTAGCCTGGAGAGCATATCGCGGAGGTGCTCGGTGTCGAACACCAGGAGGGGCTGCACCACGTCGGTCCTCATCGAGGAAGATGTCGACAGGCCGAAAGGGTGCACCGCCCCGGTAGCTGCTGTGAACCGCGCGCCGGTCTCCCGGCCTTTGAGTGGCATCCAGCCGATTACCATGGGCTTGCGGAGGCCGCCTTCCGGTGGGTAGCGGAGTCCACATGGGAAGTTGATCGGGTTGGATGTCACCGAGGAATAGGAGGCACAGGCGTCGTAAACCGTCTGCGTGTTGAAGCCGCTGTCGATGCCGACATCCATGTCATGGACCTCGAGGGCCACCTGCACCCGGCGAAGGGCCGCAAAGTCGTCGGCATGGCCGGCAGCAATCAGGGTAGAGTTGCCGTCTTTCCATTCCCTACACACCCACCAGAGGAACGGCGCCACGGCCTGGACGTCGGCGGTCAGATAGCGGCGGCCGCCATCGACGGTCACGGTGGCCGCGGTCTCGGTGCGCTCCTGCTGCACGTCCTGCTGCTCCCAGGGCTCGGCCAGGTTGCCGTTGATGAAGCCTTGGAGGCCGGCCATCGATGCCTTGGCCTCGAGGAACGAGACTGCCAGATATCCCCAGGTACATTTACGGTCGGGGCTATAGAGGCTGCTCAGGTGGTAGGACCGCACACCAGGCATGGCGTTTGGATTCTCTGGTCGCCATTGGCCATGTCGGAGGGCTGCGACCTTGTGAGAGTCGGTGATTTTGCCTTGGCAGAGCTGGCAGACGTAGTGAGCCGAGGATCGGATCTTACCGAGGTCGTGTTTGCCGTCCTCAGCCTTGGCGTCGTCCCAGGTCACCTGCCGCCATTCCAGCTTGATGTACTCCCGGCAGTGTGGGCAGGGCAGGTAGTAGCGGCGCTGGTCACCGCGGAGGAAGCGCTGCCAGATCCGGCCTTCCACTACGGTGGGCGTCGAGGTCATAAAGGCCTTGGAGCTGCTGAAGCTCTTGAGTCTCTGCTCGGCCAGGTCCAGGGCATCGGCTTCCCGGGCTGTGGCCTCGGCGAATTTGTCCACCTCGTCGGCGATCAGCACCCGAACCGGGCGGCTGGCCAGGTTGGCCGGGCTGTTGGATCCTACGAAAGTCAGGGTCGACCTGGTGAAGTTCTGCTCGAGGTTGGTGATCTTGTCAGCCTCGGCCGGGTAACACTCGAGCATGGCTGGGCTATCCTCGAGCATGGGCAGCCAGCGTGACTTGGAGAATGACCTGGCGAGGCTCTCGGTGGGCATCAGCCACAAGGCCGGGCTCGGCTCGTTGGCGATTAGCCAGGCCAGGCCGGCCATCAGGGTGGTCGTCTTCGAGGTCTGAGATCCCCAGCACAGGGTGACCTCGTACACCGTCGGGTCTTTCCAGCATTCCATGGGCTCCCTGGTGTAGGGCCGTACCGAGGTGCTGAAGGGCCCGGGGTGCTCGGTCTGCCGTTGGGTCAGCCGGAGTGATGCCTCGGCCCAGTCGACCACGGTCTGCATCGGTGTCGGCCGGTAGAGATTGCGGCGGTAGTCCAGGAGGGAGCGCTGGAGGTCGGTCAGGTTCAAAACAAGCGCCCTTCGTGTTGGTTGGAGATCCTGGCCTCGGAGATCTTGTGGTATTCAGGGTCGCGTTCGATGCCGATGAACCGGAATCCGTTGATGGTTGCAGCCTTGCCGGTTGAGCCAGAGCCCATAAACGGGTCGAGGATGGTTCCGCCTGGTTGAGTTATTAGACGGCAGAGATAGGCCATTAGCATGGTGGGTTTGACGGTGGGGTGATGATTCTTCGAGAGAGTAATGGTTCCAAGGCTGCCGTCGTTTCGTCCCTGCATTCCGCCAGCCGGTCGTTGGTCGAAGGCATCACACCCATCGTTTCGGTCATCCTTTGCAGCCTTGGCCGTGTAGAAGAACCGGGCGCCGGACTTCAGCGACAAGGCTGCCTCGTTGCTGCCGTCGTGGATGATGTTGGCAGGCCATCGGCCTATTGATGTGTCTGTTTCCACAGCCTGCACTGTCCAGGCCACATCGTTGTGTCTGCGTTCAGTGATCGGCCAGACTCCTTTATCATTACCCGTCCCAACCCTGCACCCATCGACATTGATGGCGCCGGTGCCGTAGTGGATGACATTGGCGGCCACTGTGCTGGAGAATGGCTTTCGGGCCATGGTGATCGGCTCCAGGGCAGGCTTTAGGGCGGTGCCCCAGCCTGACCATTGCTGGGCTTCGGGGGTGGCGGGGGTGTTTCCGTCGACCTCGTGATATCCAAGCTCACGGCTCTTTTCAATCCATGGCCTTGTGTCTGCTTTTCCTGACATCGTCCCGCTGGTTTCTGGGCGTGGTTTTACTCGTATTTTTTCCCTCTCTGCCCCGGCCGCCTTGTCGATTGCCTTACTCACATCCAGCGACTTCGGAAACCCAGACCCATACACCCAGGCGATCATGTCTCTAATCTCGAAGCCGGCGTCCTCGATCCTGCACGCCATCCGGTGCTGCGTCCTGGTGCCGGCGAAGGCCAGTAGGTGGCCTCCTGGTTTCAGCACCCGTAGACACTGCTCCCAGATAGCCACGCTCGGAACGTCGTAGTCCCATTTCTTGCCCATGAAGGACAGGCCGTAAGGTGGGTCGGTCACGATGCTGTCGACCGAGTTGTCCGGTAGTGTGGCCAGAACCTCTAGGCAGTCCCCCAGGTGTAGCTGGTATGTCATTTCCATGGGTCGGTGTTGTGCAATGTCTTGAGCGCCACCTCCTGGACCCACCGCGTCAGCTCGCGCTCGGCGTGCTCGGGGTCATGCGGTGCTATCCGGCCGGAGAGCTGCTTAGGCATGGCCTTGATCAGCGAGGCCACGGCTCCGTCGTGCTCCTGCATCACCCGGCGCACCCAGTCGCCAGAGACCAGGCGGCGTTCCTTCTCGGCCTGGGTGATCACCTCGTCCCTGGCGCTTGTGAGGTTCTTGGCTGCCGCTGCATGGATGGCCACCAGCCGGCCGGCGTCGGCTCGACCACCGCGGAGGGCATCGACAGCTAGGTCATAGGCTGCACGCTCGATTTGGCGCTGCCTTTCGTAAGCGCCTTCTGGCGAGTCGGTGGCGGCTGTTGCGGTGTTGAGAGGGCTCTCGGCTTCTATAGGCCTGTAGGGGCCTTCCTGTTCGATTGCTGTGGGGTCCGGTACGTTCTTCTGTTTAGGAATAGACTTGGCTCGTGACCTAACGTGTTGAGATCGCCAGAGGTCGGCCGACTCAGGTGAGTCCATGGGCATCCCCTGAGATATAAGCTGTGCGACCCGCGGCTGGCTTATACCGATGCGGTCGCCGTATTCCTTTTGTGTCATGGCTGCAAGGCGTCCTTGATCTCCTGGGGCATCATCGAGTCGGGCAGGTTGCCTGCGAATTGGAGGGCTCGGAACACGCCGTCCCTTCGGCTGTCGTAGTTGCTGGGCACCAGGGAACCGACGATCTGCTCTGGAGTGGTGCCGCTTTTCATCAGCCGGATAAACCAGGCGGTGTTGGCCAGGCCGAACTGGTCGACGAGGAATTGTATTTGGTTAGGCATAAATTATTTGATGAAAGCATTACTCGCAGAAATTGATAGGGGTCTCGCGTTCACCTGTTATTGGAGATATGGCAAAAGATTCCTTACATATTTGCAGGTTTAACAGAGGTATCTATTGTACTATGCTCTATCCTTTGCTGCCTCAAATACATCTCATGCCCTTTCGCTATTATGTAAGCAACAGAACCACGGGCAACACCGCACGCCTTGGCCACATCGTCGAGGCTAAGGTTACGCTCCCGTAGGTCGTAGGCCTTGCGACACACGTCGGCATCCTGGGCGGTTGCGGTGATCTCGTAGTCCTCCTCCTCCTCGAGCACCAAGATAGGCGTGCCTAAGGCGCTGAGCCTGACGCTGCGAGGGTAGGACATCCAGCCACGCTTGATCGCCAGGGCAACCAGGTTGGGGGCTTCGTGCAGGAGTTTAATGCGGTCGAGGTCGTAGGGTATTTTCATTGTTAGAAGCTGGGCGATGGGTCGGTGAACCGGCAGAACTGGCCTTCGTACCAGAGGGGCACGAGGCCGCACTCGCCGTCGCGTTGTTTGGCGACAGCGATGATGGCCTCGCCGTTGGCTTGATTGCGCTCCCGGTTGAGCAGCAGCACCAGGTCGGCGTCACGTTCTATCTGACCAGAGTCGGCCAAGTCGGTGAGGCGAGGCACCCGGCCCTTGTCCTTCTCGTTCTCCCGGTTGAGCTGGGCCAGGGCGACCACCGCGATCTTGGTGTCGTGAGCCACGGCCTTGAGTCGACCGGATACCTCGGCGATCTCGTAGGTTTTCTTTTCGGCCGCCTTGCTGCCGTGGATCTTCTGGAGGTAGTCGACCAGGACGAGCTTAACGCCCCACTTCCTAACAGCGCGGCGGATCACCGCGGTGATGGTGGCGATGCCGGACACACCTGAACCGGACACGAAGTAGATCGGGCTTCCGGCCACCTTAGCGGAGGCACTGGCCATAGACTTCATTCCGCCTTCATCCAGGTCGCCGGTCTTGATGTCCTGCATCGGTATTGAGCCCACGGTCGAGACCATTCTCCGAACGATAGACTCGTCGGACATCTCCAGCGATATAAACAGGGTCGGCACCCGGTGCTCGATGGCTGCTGCCCGGGCTATTGCGATGGCGATGGCGGTCTTTCCGATGCTTGGCCTGGCCGCAATGATGGCCAGCTCGCCGAACTGGAAGCCGTCGGTCATTGCGTCCAGGCGCCGGAAGCCCGAGGTGATGCCGGTTTC